CAATAATGGTTCTGTTTATTCTTCCATGGTTAGACAGACAGCCTATTAGATCTTCACAATTTAGACCTTTATACAAAATATTCTTTTGGATACTGTTTGTAGACTGTATTGCACTAGGATATCTCGGTGCTATGCCAGCTGAAGGAATATACGTAACACTTAGTAGGATTGCAACTGCATATTACTTTATACATTTTTTAGTATTGTTACCTTTACTTCCAAAATTTGAACCGACAAAACCTTTGCCAATTGGAATAGGAACTCCAATATTTGAAGCAAGCAGTCCTCTTATTTTAAAAGGCGCTGTTCATAAAAAAGAATAAATAAATGCATGTGGTATTATAATGACACTGTATTTGAATCAACCCCAGAAGAGTTTCAAGGATTCGTATATCAACTTACAGAAATTCATACCAACAAAAAGTATATTGGAAAGAAGAACTTCTGGAAACCTAAAACCCTCCCTATCACTAAAACACGTAAGAGACGCGTACGCACGCGCGTCGAATCAAACTGGAAAGAATATTACGGCTCGTCGAATGAAGTACGCAACCTTGTGGAAAAAAACGGCCAAGAACAATTTAAAAGAGAAATATTAAAACTTTGCAAGACCAAAGGAGAAATGTCTTATTATGAAGCAAAACTGCAGTTTGAAAACAACGTTCTATTCAGAGACGATTACTTTAATAACTTCATAGGTTGCAGGATACACGCAAAACACTTAACAAGTTAAGTGAAAAAACGTTTACAAATGCAAAAAAGTATGATAGAATATATCTATCAAATAAAATATTAAGGAGTTATTATGGGTATTTTTATTGGCAAACATAACAGGCGATCAACGTCTTGGATTGGCAGGTTTGATCCAACTAATCAGCAAGACATGCGAGAGTATGATATAGTAAAGTCTATTGTCAAGGTCGTAAACGCTAATTCTAGAGAAAAATTTAGAGTAGAAAAGAAAGGTCGTAAACCAAAACACGGTTTTGTTTATGGCGGTAACCCAAAAGGTGGCATGAAAAATGCTACTTTATGGGATGTTTATATATGGAAAAGACATGATGTAAGTATACCAAATGGTTTATCTTGGGCTGAATCAAGATATCCCGATCCAACATGGAGTGAATACTCATGATAATAGTTGATTATAGTGGTATCGCTTTAGCGAGTATTATTATTAATAAGACTTTCGATGAAGGTCTTATTCGTCATATGATACTTAATTCATTAAGAATGTATCGTACAAAGTATAAAGAAGATTATGGTGAACTTGTAATAGCAGTTGATGGTGCAAATAACTGGCGTAGAAAAGCTTTTCCACAGTATAAGGCTGGTAGAAAAAAAGATAGAGATAAATCTTCTTTTGACTGGGGTGAAGCATTTAGAATACTTCATATGGTAAAAGATGAAATAAAAGAAAACTTTCCATATAAGGTCATTCATATAGATGGTTGTGAAGCCGATGATATTATAGGTACAATAGTTACTATGAATCCAGATCCGAACAACGACTATAATCCAGAAAAGATCATGATCGTATCTTCTGATAGAGACTTCTTGCAACTACAAAAGTATAAATTTGTAAGACAGTATTCGCCACTTCTTAAAAAAGAACTAATAGAAAAGAATCCTAGATTATATCTACAAACTCATATTATCAAAGGTGACAAAGGCGATGGTGTACCAAATATCTTATCTGATGATAATACTTTTGTAGAAGGCTTTAGGCAAACTCCTATGTCTAAAAAAAGAATAGATAATATTATACAAGATCTTGACGAAGGTGAGTTGTTATATGCAGCTTCGTGGTATCGTAATTATTGTAGAAACAAAAAATTAATTGATCTCACTGAAACTCCACAAGATCTAAGAAAAGAAATTATAAATACTTTTATAGAACAAGACGTTTGGAGCAATAAGTTTAAGACATTTAATTACTTAGTTACTAAGCGTTGTAATAATTTGATTGATAGTGTACAGGAGTTTATTGAATGAAACAGTATGTTTATGAAGTTCTAGAAGAAGTAACAAAAGCTCGTACTAGAAACGAGAAAGTTAAGTTACTTAAACAAAATGAAAGTTGGGCTCTTAAGGATATAATAAGAGGTTCCATGGATTCTAAAGTGTTGTGGAATCTACCAACAGGTCAACCACCGTATACCGCATCTCCAGCGCATCATCATCCCGCTAATCTTCTTAGAGAAAATACAAAATTTAAATATTTTGTAAAGGGAGGCCCTGGTGAAAAAATGCAGAAATATAAGAGAGAACAAATATTCATAGGAATATTAGAAGGTGTACATCCTGAAGATGCTAAGCTTGTTATTTCAATGATTAATAAACAAAACATCAAAGGTCTTACCAGACCTGTAGTAGAGGAGGCTTTCCCAGGTTTACTGCAAGACTAACTCTACTATTGTAGAAAGGCAGAAACATGGTACTAGAAAAACTTGTAAAAGATTTAGACATATACGCTTCAAAATTAAAAAAGAAAGGTAGAATAAATCGAATGAACAGAGTTCTTAAAAAAAAGAATTTTGTAGAAAGACAAATCAAGTTAACAAAAGTGCCGGAGGTGTACATTTCGACTTAAAGATAAATATAAATATATACAAATGAATTAAATTATGTTATAATATTATTATTTAAAGGTGATACATGAATATTTTTATACTAGATAAAAATCCAGTCAAGGCAGCTCAAATGCTTTGCGACAGGCATATTCCTAAGATGATTGTGGAATCTGCTCAAATGCTTAGCACTGCACACAGGCTACTTGACGGTAAGCCAGAAAAGCGTAAGTCTCGATCTGGTAAAACTATACAGACTTATTACGCGTTTGGCGATATCCGTGATAATCTATATTATGCTGCAGTCCACAAGCATCATCCTTGTACAACATGGACCATGGCAAGTAAACAAAACTATGACTGGCATTACGGTCACTTTGCTTCTATGTCCAAAGAGTTTGAGTATCGCAGAAATAAAAAACACGTAACTTTCGAAAAGCTAGGTGTTATTCTTGCGGCTCCTCCGGAAAACATTCCGCATGTTGGACTGACTGAGTTTGCTCAAGCTATGAATCATTATCCGGATTGTAAAGTCCCAGGTGACGCGGTTCAAGCGTATCGTAACTATTATCACCAAGCAAAGTACTTTGCTAAATGGGAATGGAAAAGACCAGCTCCTGACTGGTGGGAAGGATATAAAGGTGCCTAAATATACGGTTAAACCACTTAGTGGTGGCGAAGAGTACGACATTGATTGTAAATCAGATGACTTAGATGAATACTTAAAAAAAAATGGATTAGTCAAAGTTATTAAGTTCCCAGGTATTGTATCGCATCAAGGAAGTTTATTATCTAAAACAGATAATGGATGGAAAGATGTATTAAAGAGCGTTAAAAAAGCATCAGGTAAAGGTAACACTATAAAGGTATAAACAAATGAAATTTTTTTTAATAGTATCGTTCTTAATGACTAGTGCAGCAGTAGAGAGACCTATGTATGTATTTAAAAGTCCGTCTTTTGAATCTGAACAAGAGTGCAAAGAGTACGTTAGTGTAATGCACATGAAAATATATCAACAAGCAGCCGCGTCTTACAATTTTAAATATACGCCAGAAGCAATTTATTGTATAACTACAGACGCTGTAAAGGACATATTTAAATATAATTATGAAAAACAAAATACAAAAAAACAAAAAATTTAAACATGAAACAATTGATATTGGATATAAAGATTTGGATTGCGTCACGGCCAAATCTGGGAGAACTTACTCTACTCCTGACGGTGTGCAGTATCCTAGCATCACGACTGTTTTAAGTATACTCAGTGAAGACGCCATAAGAGCTTGGCGTGAAAGAGTTGGTGAAGAACAAGCCGAGATAGTAAGTGGCAAAGCTTCTAGACGTGGCACTAAAGTACATTCAATTGTAGAAAAGTATTTAAGAAATGAAGATACTTCTGACTTCTTACCTCATATCAGACAAAGCCTTGAAAATCTTAAACCAGCGCTTGATAAAGTTGGAACAATATACGGGTTAGAACTTCCTTTATATAGTAGCCACTTAGGAGTTGCTGGTAGATGTGACTGTATCGCAGAATACAACGGTGTACCATCAATAATAGATTTCAAGACTTCAAAGAGAATAAAGAAAAAAGATAAGATACACAGCTACTTTGCTCAAGGAGCTGCTTATTCTATAATGTGGGAAGAAAGAACTGGAATGTCAATTCCAAATGTAGTGATCGTCATGGACGTTGATCATGAAAAACCTTTGGTGTTCGTAGAACATCGTGATAATTGGACTAAATTACTGAAAGATACAATAAATGAATATAGAACTAGAAAAATGTTCGGGCACTGAAATAACGCTCACGCAATGTCTCTTCTTAAGAGCAATCTTTGAAGAACTTACTCGCAATTATAATATGCCCGATGGATCTGATATAGATACTATTAAGTGGTTTATAAAGAATGGCAATAAGTCCAATTCTCTTCGTAATGGATATAAAAGAGCTTTAAACATAGCGAAGATAATTAAGGAGTTTAGCGATGGCTGCACAAAAAAAACTAGAAAAAGGAAGTCAATACGCGAAATATGATGTTGATGGCGATGGCGTAGTAACAGACGAAGAACTCGATATGGATGAAAGATTAATGAGATTAGAAAATGAAGATAAAAGACAAGATGCACAGAGATACATGGCATGGTTTGCATTAGCAGGGATGTTATTATATCCATCTGGCGTTGTGTTATCTTTGTTAATGGGATTAGACCAAGCTGCAAAAATATTAGGCGATATGGCTGCAGTGTATTATGTCTCAGTTGCTGCAATTGTAGCAGCATATTTTGGTACACAGGCATTGAAAAATAAAGTTAAATAGGAGAAATTTGTATGGGTAATACAAATCCTTTTGATATACCAGATACTCAAACACCAATATCTGAACCGAGGCAACAAGTAAACAGATACACCGTTACTTACGAAGTTGATGGTCCTGACATTCCTAAAATTGCTCATGAAATAGCAATAGGACAAAGTATCGGTAATCCCAATATACGTTCAGAAATAGAAAATTCTCAAAACATTAAAGACTTTGCCGCAAATATAGTAAGTTATGAAGACAATATAGTTAAGATAAGTTTCAATAGAAATGCTTTTATATGGCCAAACATAAATCAACTTATGTGTATAATAATGGGTGGTCATACTGATATTATGGGAGTCGATAAATGCAGAGTTATTGACATAGATATCGATGTTAAAAACTTAAAACCAGTATTAGGTATGTCTGGATGGAAAAAAAGATTAGATGCCGAAAATAGACCTTTATTTGGAGCTATTATAAAACCTAAGTCAGGTCTTACTGAAGAACAGTACATAAGAATAGTTAAAGATATGATTTATGGTGGTGCTGATTTTATTAAAGAAGATGAGATAATGGCAGATAATTTATATCTTCCATTGACGAAAAGAGTTGAAACTGTAGAACATATAAAAAATATATCGGGTTGGAAAGGATATTTTGCGTATTGCATTAATGCTGATCCAATGGAACTAGTAAGTAATCTTAAAGCTATTTACTATCATACTTGCACTCCTAATATAATTGGTGGTTGTCATATAAACTTTTGGTCAAGCTTAGGAGCATACACCACAGCAAGAGGATTCGATATTGCAACTCATTATCAACGTTCTGGTATAAGAATTCTTACTGACCCAAGTAATAAGTATTCTGTAGCATGGCCAGTTTTAGTAAAACTTGCATGCTTAGCAGGAGTAGATAGCATACATGTTGGTATGCTAGGTGGCTATTATCCTGAAGGCGAAACCGAAGAAGAAACTTTAGAGGCGATAAATATTTGTAAAAAATATGATGTAATACCGTCTTTAAGTTGCGGAATGAATCCAGTTCTAGCAAGAGAAATAAGAGAAAGAATTGGAAACGATTTCATGGCATCAGTTGGCGGTTGGCTACATACAGGAGACAGCTTAATTAAAAAAGTTATGGAGATGAAAGAAAGTTTATTATGAAATTAATTATGCCGATGGCTGGAAACGGCCAGAGATTTTTTGATGATGGTTACGATTTACCTAAACCACTTATTGATATAAAAGGTAAACCTATGTTTAAACGGGTTATTGATAATCTAAAAGTAGAGGTAGAACCAGTTTGTATAGTAAGACAAGACCACGTGACTGATTATGATATTGATAAAAAAATAGTAGAACACCAGCCTAATGCAAAA